CTTGCAGACAAGGTTATCTCAAAACGCTGATATTACTTTCTCCGGGTGTCGATAAATACTTAGGATAACCCGGAGAAAGCCGTGAGCAAACCATTCAATTGGAGTCTCTTAGATAGGTACAACCTACGCACTATGCTTCATAGTGCGGGTAAAGATTTTGTTGGCAAAAAACTAGCAATTTTAGACTTACAAAAAATAATAAGTACGCATATTAAGAGTAATCTGCCAGTTAAGGTAGTTCGAAAACAAAACGATCCTACTCAAAAACGTGGTAAGATCTATATGGGCGGTACTTATTATAGTTACAACGATGCAGATGATAGACGCCATATTGAAATTGTATTAAGTTATCATCCGGAAGATAAGTTTATTCGAATGACTGAGTATCGTTGGGATCGTATTTGCAGTCTATTTGCAGATACTATCCTACACGAAATCATTCACATGCGTCAGTATCGTAGCAGGAGTTTTAAAACCATCCCGGGTTATGAAAGTACAGCGTACTATCACAAGCAAAGGGTCAATCAAGAATACTATGGGCACAAAGACGAAATGGGTGCATTTAGTTTTAACATTGCATGTGATTTGGTTGATAGATTTGGTTTGGATAGAAATGCTATCAAAAAGTATTTGGACAGCATGCAGGCCAAAAGACACAAGAATACAACTTATCACAAATATTTGGCTGCATTTGAGTGGAATCATTCTCATCCAATTGTCCGAAGTATGAAGAAGAAAGTCATTCGTAACATCGATTATGCTTACGCAGGTAAGCCATTTAAGACCACAAACTTCTTGACATACTGATAATTAGATAGTACAATAACTACTTAAACAGTTATTTAAAGGTCTAATATGAGCGATCCTTGCTACACAGTTATTTCCACTTTAGAAGATCATCCCTCTCGTTTGAACAAAGAGGCTATTATTCTTGCTCAAGCAGAACAGGGCAATGATGAATTCTTCCACGGTTGTCAGCTTGCATTAGATTCTATGACAACTTTTGGCATCAAACAAGTAAAGGAAAAGAATGATGAAGACGGCCCTGGCTTACGTTGGGATGATTTTGTTTGTACTATTGATGGTTTCGTTAATCGTACAGTCACCGGCAATCTTGCTCGGGACACACTTGATTCATTAATGAACACTGCCACTAAGGCAGAATGGAATGGTTGGTATCGACGCATCCTGATCAAAGACTTACGTGCTGGGTTTAGTGAAAAAACAATCAACAAAGTAGTGGAAAAAAAGTATGCTGACTATGCTATTCCTGTATTTGGTTGCCAGCTTGCTCATGATAGTGCAAATCATGAATCTAAGGTTACAGGGAAAAAGTTTATTGAAGTTAAACTTGACGGAGTTCGGGTTATTACTATCGTTTATCCTGACGGTCGTGTGGACCAGTTCTCCAGAAATGGTAAAGAACTTGTAAATTTTCCGCATGTTAAAGAACAGTTTGCAAAGATTGCATCCGGACTCACTGAGCCTTGGGTATTTGACGGTGAGATCATGTCCAGCAGTTTCCAGGATCTTATGAAACAGATTCATCGTAAAGGTGATTCCGAAACAGGTGATGCAGTACTTAACTTGTTTGATTGGTTGCCGCTTCATGCATTTGAAGCAGAGATTTTTCATCAGCCGCAGGCATGGCGTAGTGAAGCATTGCAAACATGGCACTCAGCCGTTAAGGATTTAGTTCCCAACATAACTGTACTGTCAAACGAATTAGTTGATTTGGATACTGCTGAAGGTCAGGCAAGATTTAAAGAAATTAATGCAAAAGCAGTAGCAGGTGGTTACGAAGGAATTATGATTAAAGATCCGGAGGCATCTTATGAGTGTAAAAGAAGTGTTGCTTGGCTCAAGCTCAAACCGTTTATCGAAGTTAGTCTTGAGGTCAAGTCCTTGGAAGAAGGCACTGGAAGAAATGTCGGACGTCTTGGGGCTTTGGTTTGCGAAGGTGTGGACGATGGTAAATCGATTAAAGTCAATGTCGGCAGCGGCTTTAGTGATCTTGATCGTGACACTTTTTGGAATTCAGGTAGTGAGGTCCTTGGACAGATCGTGGAAGTGCGAGCAGATGCTGTCACAAAAAATCAAGATGGATCGTTCAGCCTGCGGTTCCCCAGGTTCATCAAATTTAGAGGCTTTGAAGTAGGAGAAAAACTGTGACAGAAATCAATAAGGTTACAGTACAAAATGCGGAAATGTATCGTCAACTTGACATTAGAAAGTTAGACAAGCGACATGAAGAACTTAGATTAGAAGAACAGCGTGTCCGACTAAATCTCAAAGATAACGAAGAAAAAAGAATTGAAATGAATCGCCGGATGAATCGCCCGGGACAAAACGTAGATAGGATGGCATAATGAACCCGTTTAGAGATCAAGAAAAATTTATGAAGGCTTGCGATCAAACTGTGGACTTATTTAATGAACTACAGTATGCAATGTATGTTAAACTTATTGATGAAGAACATCAAGAACTGCTAGAAGCAACACTATCAGATGATCGTGTTGAACAATTAGATGCACTAATTGACATTCTAGTTGTTACTATTGGTGCAATCCACAGCATGGGTGCTGACGCCGAAGGTGCATGGAAAGAAGTCATGATGACCAACTTTGCTAAGATTGATCATGAAACTGGCAAAGTCCGTAAACGTGAAGATGGCAAAGTATTGAAACCTGTAGGTTGGGTTCCACCTAACCTTAAACCATTTGTTTAAAGGAGAATAAAATGTTTGGTGCAAATTATGTGGGTAACGGTATGTTGAACTATCGTAGTGCTAGTGAAATTAATGAAGCAATGGGTCGTGTTTACGGACATATGAGCCTTGCTGTTATTGTATCTATGATTGTCAGTTACTTTGTGGGCACAAGTCCAGAGTTACTGCAATTCTTTTTTACAGGTGTAATGAAGTGGATTGTGATCTTTGCTCCGCTAGCGGCAGTGTTTGGTGTTAGCTATGTGCTGGGCAACGATCCCAGCAAGGGTGTGGCACAATTATGCCTGCATGGATTTGCGGCATTGATGGGATTGAGTTTTGCTACAATCTTTGCTATCTTTACCATGGGATCGATTGTGTCAGCGTTTATGGGTTCGGCAATCTTGTTTGGTGTCATGAGTGGCTATGGCTATTTTACCAAACGCAGTCTGGACAGTCTTGGCAAGTTTATGTTTGTGGGTTTGATTGCTATTGTGATTGCCAGTATCGTTAATATTTTTATTGGCAGTACCGTGATGCAGATGGTTATTAGTGCCTTAGCTATCATTATCTTCCTAGGATTAACCGCTTACGACACACAACAGATTCGTGAAGAACTAAGTACAGAAACAAGTCCTGCGGCCGAAGTTCGGGGAGCATTGACATTGTATATGGATTTCATCAACTTGTTTATCAACTTGTTACAATTATTTGGCGATAGAAAATAAAATGGCACATCATAATAATTACTGGAGTTGTACTCCTTTTGCAGACTGGCTTCGCGGCACTAAGAAATTGAGTGCGGGAACAGCAGAAGAATGGGACGATTGGACTACTGCGGCCCAAATGAAGCACAACTTCCGTTATTGGTTAGCAGAAGAAGCACTAGGTCACATTCAAGATTTTGTAACGTATCCTGTGAGGAAGTTATATGACATTAAGTATTACATCAATAATCGGTGGGTTACAAGAACACACGCTCTCACTGCTCATCGCCGTGATATTACTCCAGGTAATTGGTGTGATGTTGGTAATCGTTTCCTACCTTGTCTCTTTAACGAACTGGTTGATTTTGTGGAAGTCGAACAAGCATGGAGCCACATCGCCTGGGGGGACAAGGACGCAAGAGCCAAATACGATCCTCCCTTCTGGGCCAGTGGATGGTTTCGATGGAGAACTTGGCGTTCGCCACAGGCGGGCCTCGACCACCTGGATTGGGCCATGAGCCTAGTCTGCGGAGAAGACTGGGGCGTAGACAAAGACAGTCCTGACTACGGCAAACCTACTAGTCAAGCAATTCGAGCCAAAGAGATCAAAGAGCTCTATACATGGTGGACTGTGACCTATCGAAATCGTCCTGATCCATATGAAGCAAGTGGTTGGACTGAGTACTGCGAAGCAGCTCGTATAGCAAATGGCGGTAAGCTAAGTTGGCTGGGTGGTGAGAAGACCCCAGAACTTAAAGAGATGAGCGATAAGTCCCATGCTCTACTACAAGAGATTGAGGCGGCTTACGAAGCAGAAGACGAAGCCATGATGATTCGTCTTATCAAGGCTCGTGATAGCCTATGGACATAATTAATGAGCGAAGAAACAAATAGAATACAAAAAATAATTCCTATAGTCAATGAAATAAGCCCTACGTTTTGTATGGCCAAATGGCACCATACTACAATTTATTTACAAACTGGCGAGACTCATAGTTGTTATCATCCTTCTCCACACAAAATTCCATTAGGAGAATTGAAGGGCAATCCCAGTGCTTTGCATAATACTAACCAAAAAAAATATGAACGTTTGGAAATGTTTAATGGGGAAAAGCCTGCTGGCTGTCAGTACTGCTGGAACATTGAAGCCTTAGGGGAAGATTACATTAGCGATCGCAAGGAACGTAATGCTAGCATATATACTCCTCAACGATTTGAACAGATTCGCGACGGTGCATGGGACCAGAATATAAATCCACAGTATATTGAAATAAGTTTTGGTAATGAATGTAATTTCAAATGTGGCTATTGCCATCCTAAGGCCAGCAGTAGTTATTATAAAGAAATTAAAACTCACGGACGCTATTTGGTTAAAAATCATGGATTTGGCATTGATGACTTAACAATCTACGAGGAAGAAACTAATCCTTATGTTAACGCATGGTGGGATTGGTGGCCCGAAGTTTCAAAAACGTTAACTATATTAAGAGTCACAGGAGGCGAGCCCTTACTACAACAATCAACTTGGAGATTGTTTGACGAGCTAGATGCTAATCCCCAACCACAACTAGAACTCAATATTAATACAAATTTTGGTGTTAAGACTATTTTAATAGATAGGCTAACACAAAAAATAAATAGATTATTAGAACAAAAGAAAATTAAAGACTTCAAAATATTTACTAGTATTGATACGTGGGGTAAACCTGCTGAGTACATACGCACGGGATTAGATATCGAACTATGGGAGCGGAATCTAAATATATATTTGGAAGAGACTGGACTACCTGTGACATTCATGATTACATTTAATATTCTAACTGTTACAAACTTTAAGCAACTGTTAGTTAAATTGTTAGAATGGAAAAGCAAATACAATGGCAATAGCCAAAATAAATGGCAGCGTATACGATTTGATACTCCTTATCTTAAAGAACCATTACAATACGATATGAATCTATTGCCCAAAAAAGAATTTATGCCTTACATGGAAGAATGTTTAGAATTTATCAAGAATAATCTAGACAATACAGATCGTAGTAAATTTGGTGACATTGAATATGAAAAATTTAGACGTGTCGTGGATTATATGAAAAATACAAACTACTCCGACGATAAAATTACAGAAGGTAGAAAAGACTTTTATACATGGTTCACAGAATACGACCGTAGACGTAATACAGATTTTATAACAACTTTTCCAGAAATGCAAGATTTTTATATGCTGTGCAAGGATTATCATGGATAAAGATTTCTTGTTAAAAAAAAGTAAAACTTTCTGTATGTTCCCCTGGGTACACGTACATACCGGACCAACAGGACTTGCGGGGCCGTGTTGTGTGTCTAAAGCTATTTCTACAGTAGACGGCATGGGAAATTCTAGAGATAGTAGTTTAATAGAGCTTGTTAATTCTGCTAGTATGAAACAACTACGGTTAGATATGATAAATGAAGTTCCAAACAAAGAATGCCAAAATTGCTATCAGTCTGAACTATATAATTCTAATACAAAAAGTGTACGGCAAGACGCTAATATAGCATGGGGCAATTTTTTTAATGATACTGTGCCATCGATGAATCCAGACGGTACTATGGACGAATTTAAAATGCGATATTTTGACATCAGATTTAGTAATATTTGTAATTTCAAATGTAGAACATGCGTAGCCGAATTTAGTAGTCAATGGGAACAAGAAAATTTGAAACATAAAGTTCACTATGCAAAAGTGCATCCTAAAAACAATAATCCTCAATTTTTTAAAGATGTTTTAAATCAAATAGAAAATATGTCTATAGCATATTTTGCTGGTGGTGAGCCATTGATAACCGAAGAACATTATGTTATACTAGAAGAAATGATCAAACAAAAACGTACTGATATTACCTTAAGGTATAA